CGCCCCATTCATCAAGCGGAACTTCTGATAAAGCCACGTGTTGGGCCATATCGGTAATGTCCTCAGCAATTTTATTAAGATCATTTTCAGCCGTGTCATGTGCATCAATTAGCCCCATGTTGTGCCACTTTTGATAAAGCTTAATAACTTGCTTTTCTTCACCATTAAAGATTGTGTCTTCTGGAATATAGAATTTCGGAGCTATACAGTAGTAATGAATTTTTCCATCATTTTCACGGCGGTAAAACAAATTTACTGCCGCTGCTAAGTCAATTCTTGATGCCAAGTCTGCACAAATTAAGCAAGGAACCGCTTTGAAATCTTCAATAACTAAATCTTTGTTTTCACATGCCTTCCATTTTTCAATATTGAAAAATGCTGTTCTTGCCGATACCCAAACATTTAAATGTTTAGTTTTAAATGTATTTTGACGCGAAGGATGTTGAACCGCTTTTTTTTGCTGCGATTCGAGATAATCTGCATAAACAGAAACATCATAGTTAGGGTTCGCTTTCTGTAATACATTTGGATCGGTCCAGTCATCATCCTCGTCAATCGTCCAGATCCACCCGAACAATTCATCGTCTTCAATAACACCTGAGAGCATTTGCATAACTCGATCACGCAAGTCGTAACAAGGCCCCTCAATATTAAATCCAGCAGTCGTAATGGTGAAAATAAGAGGTTGTCGGCGAGCCCCCATACCAGTTTGCATCGTGTCATAAAGACGTGAGTCGATATGTTCATGGTATTCATCAACGATTGCGCAGTGTGGTGACTGGCCGTCTGGTGGATCTCCAATTAACGGCTCAAAAATAGAGCCATCTGTTGGGATTTCCAAACTTGCCGCATTAACAACAATACCTGTAGCTTCAAGCAAATCAGGAGACCTATTTGCCATAAGCCTTGCTGGTTTGAATACTTCCCACGCTTGTTTCTCGGTGGTAGCCCCCGAATAAACTTCGGAACCAAACTCACCGTCATTACAAAACATATTTAACGCGACACCAGCGGCAATTGCTGACTTACCATTTTTTCGTGGGACTTCCCAGTAACTCTCTCTGAATCTCCGATAACCGTCTTTTTTTCTAACCCAGCCAAAAGTTACTGCTATACCAAATTTCTGCCAATCTTCTAAAGAAATTGTGAGTCTTTTTAAAGCCCACTCCCCCTTTGTGTGAGGTAATAACTCAACAAAAAGGATCTTTTTTTCAGCAAGTCTCGGTTCAAATTTATAAGGATAATCGCGTTTTTTCGATTTTTTTAAGTCATCTATGTGGCGCTGACAGGCTAATTTCACCCACTTACAGGCGGGAATTTTGCCAGCAATAACTGCTTTCGCCCATTTGTTGGCAGCGTCAACATTGGGATATATAGCAGCCATTCAAATCCTCACATTTCTAAGACCCCTGCAAATGCATTACCTTTTTTCTTTTGACCAGATCCGGTAATTCTATTTCTTGATGCAGGATCCAGCCCAAGCAAAGCACCAAACATAGTCATTTGTCTGGCCGCTTCATTAGCGGCTGTAAGAGCTGGGTTTTTAACTGGACCACCTTGTGCGCCCGCTACAACAATTCCGTTATATTGAACTTCACTCTGTGACTTTCTCCAGTTTTCATAAGCCATACAGAACCCTTCAACGTTGTGCATATCCGTTATACGAAGGACTTTATTTTTAAGAAGTTCTGGAACAATTGATTTCCAGATTAGTGGCGCAAACTCCAACTCCTCCATGTAGACAGGAACATCGATATTTGTGACCTCTGAAAATTCAGGCGCATTATTGTTTAACGGACGTTTTCCAACGTTGCCGGATGCTCGTTTAGTTTCGACTGGTTTGGGTTTTCTGCCCCTCCCCGGCACGGACGCAATTCCACCCATTTTGTCAACCCTTTAAATTTTTAATTTCGCGTGCGTAAAAATGTGACTAGGGGGACGGTCATTTAGGCAAGGGGCCTGAACTTTTACCCCACCCCTCCCCATCACGGCGATTTCCGCACCATTTTTGTGCATTTTTACACCTTAGTTTTTCTTGCTGCCTTCGCCTGCTCTTTCATTATCAAAACCAAATTATCAACATGATCTTCATAGTTAGGGCCAAGCAAATGAAATAATTCAGCAGATGCTCTCAGCATTAAGGTAGAGGCAAAAACCTCTTTGGCATCTTTCTGCTTAATCTCATCAAAAAATGGTTTTAACTTTTGTTCGTAAAGTCGATTTGCAGAGCGGCTTGCTATTTGGCCGACTATAGATACTCGTCTCATTTTTAACTGCCTTTTTTATGGTTTCTTTGGTGGTTGTATTGGCTGTCCATTGATTGCCTTGTTCTGCTGGTTGATAGAACAATTCTTTTGACAAGGCATATAACCACCGTGCTTACGTGTATAAAAACAACCAACGCAATTACATTCATCTTTGAATGAGATGTGAATAGTTCCTGTAATAATCATTAGCCGCTCTCCTTTGCTGTCTTCTCTTTATGGCAAGCTCCACAAAGGCTTTGTAGGTTATCTGGCTCATCACTGCCGCCAAACGCTTTAGCCTTGATATGATCAACGTCTGTTGCTGGTGATATACGACCAACGGCGCGGCATTGCACACATAGATAACCGTCACGCTCTAAAATACTTTCACGCAACTTACGCCATGCATGACCATAACCACGCTCAGTGGTGGACCCTGTTCGGTCTTGGCGCTTTCCCCAGCCACTTCGCTTATGTGCATGATCATCACAATAGCCTTTCTGACTTGCAGACTTAACTACGTTTCTACATCCGTACTCTCGACATGGTCTGGACATTTAACTTCACCTATTAGATCCGGGGAGGCCATTGCGTACATTACTTGCTGTGAGTTTCTTTTTAGATACTCTGTTAATTTTTCATTTTGAGTTGCTGAAATAATAGTTTCATGAGTATTCAATAGCCACGCGCCTTCCATAGGAACGTCATTGACACCATCTGTCCAAATGCCCGTCTTTAGTGAACCGTGCTCATGCTCAAGAAATGCTTTCTCGTCTTGGAGATTTTGTATTGCTTGTTGTATCTCACACAAACGATTGAAAGCATCATTTCGCTTAACCACCTTAAGATCAGATAACAATGCATCAATCTGCTCTTGATTGGTTGGGTGCACTTCAATAATCGCCTTCCACGGCTGGTCCGGCTCAGCCACCAAAGTGATTTTGTTTACATGTTGAAGATATTCGCCATTATCAAGTAGAACTTTAGTTCCTCTGCTCAATGTGAGGCTTCCTTTGCTCTCTGGTGGGATAATGCTTGCTACTCTAGGCATCGTTATTAATCCTCTTTAATCCAAGCTTTGCTAAGTCATCATCAGTTAAATTTTCAATTTTGAAATCTTCACTAATTACAACCACCTTCTGTTCTAAACCTTTTTCTTTCCAAGCTTTAGCAACCGCATTAACAATTTCGCTTGATAATTTTGTTGGGGTTTTAATAACACTTAGTTTTGAGTCTGGATGGACTTGCTCAACTGTAAAATTAATAACGATTGGTCTTTTGAAAAAATTAAACATCGCTATACCCTCAACCATCTAATGATTTAGCTTTTTGCTCTGGCTCACCATCTTCGAACATTGCTAACACTTCACTAAGTTGCGCCGACTGCTCTGCATTTATTTGAACGATTATTGAGTTTTGCTCAATCAATTTATTTGTCTGCTTAATCAGCTCTATATTTTGTTTTGCAAGCTCAAGAGCAATTTCAGCTAATGTTTGCTGATCATCCACGTTTCGGCTCTCCCTCGTTAAGGGTTCTTAAATTATAAATACGCCCTTTCAAACGAACGATTATTGAATCAATAGTGATTAACTCATCACGAGATAGACCAGTGCGTGAAAGGTTTTGATATTTTTCAAGCTCACACGAACAAAAATCCAGATCCTTTTTAACTTCTGATTTGTCAGCCATAGACATACTCCAGAAAAAGAAAAGCCCCGCTAATAACTAGTATTCAGCGGGGCCATATATGCCGTAATCCGTCCGGCTAACCAACAAACCTTTTTTAATTTATCAACAAAAAAAGCCCACTAAAAAGTGAGCTTTGATTATTTAACAATGCTGATCGACCATAACTTCGTCCAGCTTATCAGAAAAGTATCAGAATGCAGTCTGGCTTGTCAACATCATCCCATCAATTTAGATGGAATTTTAAAACGAGATGCAATACGAACTAACCCAAGCATTTTGTCGCGCTGTACAGAATATTCAGACACGCCAAGCTTTCTTGCAATCTCCTCCTCATTCTTGAAATCAACATAAAAAATAACAACGCATCGAATCCACTGCTTAACCTTTTCATTTTCTGTTTGGAACATATGCGATAAAAGATCTTCAACTGCCATTGCGTGAAACACATCAATCTTACAACGTGGTGGCGCTCTAAAACGGCGATCAACCTGCACACCATTCTCAGCATCAATCACATGACCAAGAATCCCTCTTGAGCCTAAATAGGTTTCATAATTACCGTCTAACAATAACCATGAGCCGTATTGCTCTAAATGCCACTCAATCGGATGTGCTTCCCAATCAATAGCAACTGTAAAATGTTTACGACCTTGACTTGCTGTA